GCCTTAGACTGCGCACCACTAGTCGTCTCAAGAACACTAGTATCAGCAATACCATGCACACTCGTAGTAGCAGCCTCATGCGTAGACAAGTTACCACTAACAGTATCCAACTCTGCCTGAGTCGCAATCGCAAACGCAAGATCCGCCTCAAGAACACTACCAGTAAGATCCAACTTAGAATACGCAATAGCCGCACCAGCAGCAACATCAGCATTAACAATACTACTAGTAAGATTTAACTTAGAATAACTAATATTTGCAGCAGCATTAACTTTAGCATCCGTAACCGCACCATCAGCCAACTCTGCCGTACTAATACTACCATCAGGAATAGTACCAGCAATATAAGCATCAACATACGCCGTAGTAGCAATCTTAGTAGAATTATCAGACTGAGCCTGAGTAACAGCCTTAGTACCATCAGGCAGCGGCACAGTAATATCAATAGTAGGATTAGGATACGTACCCGTTAGAGCACCACCAGCCGCATCGCCTTCCTGCATAAGCGCAGCAGAAGCAGAAAGATTAATGCCCATAATACCATAAGTAATATCAATATATTCTGCTAATTCTTGAACACGCTGAGCAATGAGAGACAGACTATCATCACCAAGAGGATAGGGAAATCCATAACCGTAAGTACCCTTAATAGGGTCTGCTTTAGTATAATCAACCGACATAAATCACCTCCTAAAAGTAGCCTGCTCTAAACGCTCTAAACGAAAATCTTGAATCTCAGCCGCAGTATAAAGAGAACCAGTAGCCGGATTCGTATCACTAGTAGTAGGAACAGTAACATTAGTAGCATTACGCTGAAACAACACCTGTTCAACATACGAGTTAATCTCATTACGAATTAACTCTGTTATCCAACGTTGGAATGCTTGCTTACCAGCAGGCGTAGTGAGATCATAATCCTGCATAATTATACCCTACTAGCCCGCATCGGCTTAAAACCAATATTCCAAGAATCAACAATCACAGTATGAGGCCGCTTCTCAGATTGGTAGTTAGCCGGACGATACTTATTCATCTGATACAACCTAAAACCAGCAGACGGGTACCGCCAACTAATCTTCTTTTTACGACGAGTAAACTCCGAATCAGTAATATCATACCATGACTGATTCAGCGTTTCAACATTCTGCCAAGTGGACCTATTAGGAGCCAAGAGTTTAGGAAGGATAATATCCTCAAACTCGTTCCAAGAATAGGCCGCCTCTTCAAACAATTCCCAATTTACATGCCGCTTCTTCTCAACATCAATACGATCATTATCTTCCATATCCACAATATCCATGCGGATACCGCCGTCAAGAAGATAAAGGTTTAGCATTACTTGTCGGAACCACTTCTTCAGAACCGGATCACCCACCGGGTAATGCTTTGTCTGCAAGTAGAAGTCTGGACCCTTATAATATAAGGCTGTCTGTTTACCCAAGTTCTCGCTAAGTTCGGAGTCTAGTGTAATGTTATGATTATTGATGGGGTTAAGCATACTGTCTACATCAACTAAGCGCCCATAAGTACCCTCAAGAGTGACAGTCCCTCCGCTTGTTATTTCAGTAACATTAGAAGCAGTCTTAGCATACGAAATAGTAGTAGCAGTAACGCTAGTCACAGTATATTCACCATCAAATGTAGCGTCAACACCAGATACGTTAATAACACTACCATTAGGAATACTATGATTAGGCACAGTAAGCGTTGCAACATTAGACGTTAAAGACTTTTTAGTTACAAGAATTTCAGGATCAACAGCGTTAATCCCAGCATAACCCTTCGTACCACCAGCACTATCCAACTTAATAAACCCACGAAAATCAAAATTACTAATAGCCGTAATAGCATTAGTAGGCAAGTAGATAGCAAACGTCATCGCTTCGATAAAGTTTACCGGACCCCATACGAACTGGATACTCTTACCCCATGTATTACCAGTACTCGCCGCAGGAAGAATCTGAACGCTAGACGGCGGAGCCGAAGTAGGATCAGACGATTCAGTAGGAGCGTTACTAATAACCATACTCGTACCAGACTGACTAACAATAGTCGTATTAGCAGGAATACCATAACCAATAACAGTCTTCCCCACGTCGCCCGCACCAAGACCAGTCAAACCAGTAATCGTTGTATTACCAGTAACAACAACCGCTCCCGGATACGAAGTTCCCGAAGACCACAAACCACTAGTGTTCTGATCAGAAGCACCAGCGCTAGTATACATCCGATACGAATTCCAATAAATAGGAACATTATTCTCAACAAGAAAATCATCGGGCGTAAAATCAGGATCCCAATCATCAGCCTGAAAATCTGCAATAGCCGGAGTATTATTAATATTCTCAGCATAAATAGGCTCGTAACGAAGCGGAGTGTAATTCGACGCAAAACCACTAAACGTCATAAACAAATAATCCTTATAAAAGAACCCGTAAATACGCCGATTAGTAGCATCAAACGTTTTAATACTATCAGTATAATATGCACCAAGATTAGCCTCAGTCAGATTCCTGACCGTAGCACCATCATAAAACAAGATACCATTCTTTGACGCCCAGAAGACACCACCACCATACTCTACAATACTCTGAGCCGACAAGCAACCCTCAGGATACAACTCTTCAAGAGAGAAGTTAGCACGGTAGTTACCACGAATAAGATACGTCTTATCCTCAAGAAAAACAAGCAAGCCAGACGAGGACGTAGCAATACCACGCATCTGTTGTGTACCCGGAATGAGAATACTATCAGCAGCATCCTTAGACAAGTCAACACTCTCAGGATCATGATACGCGCTAAATACAATACGATTCTGCGTATTAGAACCCCCAGCATTACCATACCACTGGTATCCAGCATACGTCGTATTAAAAATACCAGTATACGTCTCCGCATCATTTGTTTGAGAAATAGTCTCATAAGGCCGAGCAACATACTCGTCAGCATTCATACTAATAATATTCGTATGAAACTCATTATCAAGCACAAGCGCAGCATTATTCGTAACAGACTCAACGTCGCCTAACCACTCGCCATCACTAGCCCGATACAATGCCCAACCAGTAATATTCGCCGCAGCAAAATGCCCCTCGCCCTCACTACCAATCGTGCCGCTTGTAACCGTTAAACCATGAGCAGTCTTAGTAATAAGACCACGACCATGATTATGAATATAAGGCCGCATATTAACAAACTTAATATTAGCACTCGTATTAAAGTGAGCAATCTGCCCATAACCATACGTTCTAATACAATCCTTCTCTAGCGTAATTGAAGACCCGTTCGTAGCCCAACTATCAAGGACACCAAGATAATACTCGTTAGCCCCGTCTACTCGGTAAACAAACATGCCTTTACTTAATTTACTCGTATCAAAAGAACCCGGAGTATTAGTAATAGTATTAGTGTAAGTTGTGTGACCAGCCGTAATAAATAAGACAGTACTATCCGAACCAGCAAAAGAAATATTCGTTCCGCCCGGAGCAGTAGCAACCTGAAAATCATTCGCGCCAGCATTTACAACATAATACGTAATACCCGTAGAAAGCCCTGTAATACTCCCCAGATTAGTAAACGCAATAGGATACCCGTTAGGAAGTCCATGACTCGCTACAGTAATCTTATTATTACTAATAACAGCACTACCCGAAATCGGAGTATTATTCGTCACACCAATAGAACAACCATTAACCGTCTGATCCTCATCCCCAGCAGCACCACGCCAATAATACAAAAAGTTCTTATTCGTACCACCAGCAGTCTCACCATAATTCTCAAGAAAACCAATAAATACGCCACCACTAAGAGCAGGCCGAGAAAACACAATCGTATCCTGACGAACATCTAACACCTCATGATAATACGCCTTACGATACTCAGCATTATAAAACAAAACCCGCGAAGTAGAACCATCAGTAACAACAATACCAATAACATTCTCATTATCAGGATTACGCGTATTAACAACACCAATAACCCGCTGCCCAGCAATCTCAGGCTGCAAAAGCGCCGTACCATCAACATTATACAAAGGCAGCGTCGTATAAGGCGCTCGCCGCCGCAACTGACCAACACGATCATACAACACATCCTGCGACCAACGAACAAACGACTCAGGAATAAAAGAGCCGGGAGCAGCCTGATTCATACCCTCAGGCGCACCAACCTGATTAACAAAAGTCAACGACAAGGCCACTCACCCCCTCTGACTAGTAAGCCCAATCATAAGAATCCGAAAGCGTATGAATCGTGTCCGTACGATCATACTGATTCATCCAAATATCATTCCTCATCTGCTGATAACGAGACTCAAAAATATTCTGAAACGCAGCAGCCTGCGGATCATCATTAACAAGAAACGCTTTAACAAGAGCACCATACAACACAACACTATGATGACGAGCAGGCACAAACCAAGCACTCGTACCAGTAGTAGTCGTAGCAGCAACAGGCAACTGAAGAAAATACAAACGATACGTCGTATCACCCGCAGCCTGAGGATACAAATACATATCATCACCAACAAAATAGTATCGCGTCGGAGTACTCGTATCATTCACAAGCCGATAATTCTTCTCAATAACATCCCCACGCTCAGGCGTCATAACAATATTATTAGAATCATCAATAAACGACAACACACTATTAACAGTATACTCAGTAAAAGGAATAAGAACCGGATTCGTCAAAGAATTATCCAACTGATTATTATCATTCCGAACCTTAAACGAAGAACCACTAGTCACCTGCGACACACCACTAGGCACAACAAACGTAACCAACTTCTCCATAAAAGGCCAAGGCTCACGAGTAACAATATCAAAATACGACTCATTCAGAAGCGTCAACTTTTGCGAATCCTCAAAATCCTCAAAACCATACAAATCCATCTCATCAAACAACTCATCCAGCGTCACTCGCCTCACCCCCCTTCGGAACATCATAATTAATAAACTCTTTAATCACAGGACTCTTACCATGCTGACGAAGAAAATGCTCAACAACCTCAGCAGACTCCTCCGAAGCCTCATCAGCAGCATCACGAAACTTCTGCTTATACTTCTCCTGCGACTCCATAATCTCATCATAAATCTGAAACCCATGCTTATGCGCATCAGCACGATACACACGACGCATAACCTCATCAACCGGAGGCAACTCTTGCCCAAACCCAATCACAGGATACGCAGGCTCAGGACGCGGCATCTTAACATAAACACACCAATCCCAAGTATCCGCATTCCGCGCAAAAAACAAACGCTCATCATACTCACGAACCGCGCGATCAATACGGGCCTCATCAAAACTCATCTCACCATGACCCGGAATATAAATACTACTCATCAGCAATCCCACGCCCTCAACGCTTTATTAATACGACTATTAGGATCATTAGCAGTCTTAGCACTAGTAAGCCGCTTCTTCATACCACTCATACGAGCACAAAAAGAGCGACGACGAGCAGCAGCACTCTTAGACCGCTTAGCCTCAGCCCGCTTAACAGGACGCTTAAGATTCATCCCCTGCGCCTTAGCAGACCTACGACCAGCCTCATTCAAACCACCCTTAGGGTTCTGACCCTCCTTACGCTGCCAAGCAGGCGTCTTAGCCATAACTCACCCCCTACGACGACGATAAAAATACCGTAAACGATACTTCCAATGAGCAAAACTACTCATCGCATCTTCCCTTTCATCTTCTTATACGTAGACTGCGCGATAGCCCAAACTTTACCCTCAGGCCAATCAGGATTATCACGCTTCAAAGCACTAACAATATCATCAAGTTTCTTAGGCATTATTTTGCTTTCCTACGACCAGCCGCCGCACGCCGCTGAAACTCAGCCTTACCCAACTTCTTACGCCCAATCCACGCAGCAAGCGCCTTAGGATCCTGAGCCTTACCCTTCTTCTTATCCTTCGCGGCTAGGCTCTTGACGAGCCTATCATACTTACTCATCTTAGCCATAATAGCCTCCTCATGTTAGAATAGGGAGGGGCCGAAGCCCCTCCCTACCCAGATTAGATACCAGCGTCCGCGCTGCCATCAACCGTGATACCAGTCAGCACAGCATGATTGTTGCGCTTCGTAACACCAAGGTTCATGTAACGAGTCATGACCGCCTCAAAGGCATCATACCCGGCGACCTGACGAAGAGTCTGACCATCCGCATCAAGGAAGTGCCAATCCTGATCCGAGAACACCTTAATGGTGGACTCGTCCAGCATAAACAGACTACCATACGGAGCATCAATATCAGCAATGACCGGAAGCCCAGCATACTCAATCGTCTGGAAACCAGCGACGTAGTTATAAGACTCAGGGTCAACGTAACGAACCTGCTGATCCAGCAGGTTGTAAATCTCCCGCTGAACACCAAGAGACGTAACCATCACAGAAGGCTTGCCGCCCTCAAGACGAATCAGGTTAAGTCCCTGCTGAAGATCATCAAGAGCAATCGCGCCAACAGACCCGATGCGCTTGTTATCCCAGAACGTCTTCGTGGCCGGATCGAGTTCGCCAAAGGCCGTAGCGGACGCAGCAACAACACGCTTAAGTCCGTCAATCTCAGACGAGCGCGAACCAGTCGCGGTTGCCGCCCCATCAACACCAGCACCGGCACGAGTAATGTAATGCGACGAAGAAGTCGTCACAGCAGCACCCGAAATATCAACCGTGGCATTGGTATAATCAACCGCCGTAATCGTACGAGGAGTCGCGCCACTAATCGTATCAACATCAGCAACAGTACCAATGTCAACAAGCATACCAACATACAACTGACCCTTACGAATCGCTTCCTTACCAGCAGCGGTATTAAGAACAACCGTCGTATCAGACGAGGTAGTACCACATTGCACAATCTGAGCAGTACCATCCCCATACACCTGACGAGCAAGATCCTTCTGAAGATCAGCACGAATACCATCAAGTTCGCCCTTAAGGGCCTGAAGGAACGCACCAGCCTCATTCTTGGTCTTAGCCATCGACGGGCCAGTCACCTGCACACGACCATACAGATACTTCAGGTCGTACACAGCCTTATCGTACGTCTGGTTGCCCGAGGCCGGCAGAGCCGCAGACTCCGCACGAGCACCAATGCCGCCAGAACGATTTGTGTGAAGCGGAACATAAGCCCGCTTACCCATTAGATCCTCCGACTTCGTGTTAAGACGCGACAGAAGAAGAACCTCATTATTCAACTGCTCAGCCACAGGTCCAAGGTAATACTCCTTGAGAATGTCGCTAAGCGTAGTAAGAGTAGCACCAGCCATCCTACAAACACCTCCTATAATTTAGGACATGTTACGAATAGCCTCCAAAGCCGCCTTATGCGCGTCGTCCACACTCTTAAAACCCGGACTAGGCGTACTAGACGGCGCAGTAGGAGCAGGCGTAGCACCAAAAGGAACCTGCTTAGACTGCAAATACGATCCAAGCAAACGCTGCTGCAAAGCATGATACTGTTCAGCAGCCGCCATCAAATCCCCATCATGAGCATACGCAAGAGAATAAATCGCCTCCATATCCGAATCATCAAACTGCGGATTAGAAGTACGAATAGTATTCTCCATCGCCTCCAACTCTTCCAACGACTCCTGCTGAGCCTGAAGCGCAAGCATCTCCTCACGGAACGCTCGCATCTCCTCCAACTCAGAAGCAAGTTGTGGCGGAAGCCCCTCGTAACTAACATCATTATTCTCAGAAGTAGTCTCGAACGCTGGCTGGCTAACATCGGGTGTTCCCGCATTCCGCTGAATCTCATCCGCAACCTGCTTAGCAAACTCCGGGTTAGTATTCAACTCCTGCAAGAATCCGACCGCTTGTAGCGCAACATCAGGATCCACTCCCTGCTCAGAGAGCGTCCCATAACTCCGACGCAACTCTGCAATCTCCTGAGTCTTACGAGTATAATCAGCCTGCATAGACTTATACACTCGCTGCATATCCTCAGGAAGAACGCTAGGATCAAAACCAGTAAAGGATTCAGACTCTTCAGCCTGATTGTCCCCCACCATCGTCTCATCCGTAGCGGGCGCTTCATCAACCGGAGCCTCGTCCGGCAACTCAGCCGACAGCGCATTCAAAGCGCCATCCATATCAATACCATCACTCACAACAGCCTCCAATAATCACACGACTCCGGCTTATTCCGGTTGGTCGCTAATCATTCACAACAACACTAGACGCCTCAATCTCAACCACCTCAGACGCACGATCCTCAGCAGCACTCACAAGATTATCAGCAAAACCACTCATAAGTTCCTTCATCTCCTCCCTCGTAGGAAGAGTATGAACCGTCTCAGTACGCTTAGTAGCAAGCCCCTGAGCCAAACGAATCTTATCATCCATAATACCCACAACAGTAGCAAGAGTGCCCAACTGCTTAATCTCAGCCTCAGGAATCAACTCTTCCAACTTATCCATAGCCTTCTGACGAACAGTAGAAGCATGATGAACAAACTCATACGCATTAGCCCGAATCTTATCATCAAGCCGTTCAGGAGGACCATTCTCCTCCCATTGCTTCACCCAATACGCAATCGTCGTATGACCAATCCCGCATTGACGCGCAGTAGCACGAATATTCTTATCATTACTAATCCAAATCACATAAGCGGCAGCCTTGTCCTCATCTGTCCACTCAGTCCTCTTACTCACCGCGCACCGTCCTCATCGCCATCTCCTGAGCCATCTCCTGATCCGCCTCAGCCTGATTCTGCTGCAACTTCTGCAACAACTCCATCTGATACGCATCCATCTGCCCACCAACACCCTCAGGCGCATTAGGCTTATCCTTATTATCAATAACCACAGTATCAAGCGGCGGCTCCAACAACTCTTGCGGAGTAACATTCTCAATACCCGTGCTATTAAGAATCTTAGACCCAGTAGTAGGACCAACAGCACCACGCAACTGAAGCGACACACGCGGAGCCTCACCCTGCGGCGACTGCTCAGCCATCAACGCCTGCTGCGTAAACTCGTAATGCTTATAAAACTGATCCTTCACCATCTGAGGAAGAGTCTCAAACTCTGCACTCTTCATAAACTGAGAATGAACCTCCAAATGAACAGCCTTATTCTCATACGCAAGCGGCTGCAACCCAGCCTCAACACTCTGCTGAAGCATCATAGGATCAATCTCACCACCCTGCATAATACTCATCATCAACTGATCATTCGCCTGCTTAGAAGCCTGCTCATTCACAATACCACCATCAAGCAACTTATCATGCTCACGCATAGCCTGCTCCTCATCCGCCTCAAACTGCATCTGAAGATTCTTAAAATCCGCCATATCAAGATACTTATACGCCTTTGTAGGCGACAAAATACCCATCTGCATAAGTTGCATAACACGAGCCTGACGACCAGCACGAGTACGAGGAAGACCACTACCAGCCTCAACCTTCACACTCACACCACGAATAAGATCCGCGTCCTCAAAACGCTCAATCTTAGGCTTAGAACCAGAACCAGTAATAATCATAGTGCGCGGCTCCTGATAATACTTCTGAGCCAACTGAAGCATAAGATTACCACAACGCTCCAAACTCTTCTCCATCAGCATAATCTGCGGAGCAATACGATCCGTAGCCGCCTCCTGAAGAAGATCAATAGCCACACCAGCCTCAACATTCGGTGGAACACTACCCTCCACAATCTCATTAAGACCAAACACATCCTTTAACCGTGCACCAAGATCCTGCAAATGCTCAAACACATACGGTGGCAACGACGGAATCGGAATCGACTCTGGCACCTTACCAGCAACAGGATTATACTCAAAGATAGCACCCGGCTCGTCCGTGATACGCTGACGCAAAGAACCCACCGGAGCCAACATCTGCGGCTTCAACGTCAAATTCTTATACTCAATCATCTGCGACAACGTACGATTAAGTTCCTTCTGAAGCGGAATCGCCTGCTCAACAACACTAGAATCCCACAACTGGCCCGGAACACGCATACCCGGAAACTTCACCAAAGGCAACCTCTCAAACGGATAGGGCCAAGGCGCATCATACAACACAATACTAGGATCCTTCGTAAACACAACAAACCGACCCTCAGGCTTCTTAGCAGAAGGCAAAAAATATCCGTAATAAACAATACGAACATTCTCCTGCGTCTTCGCATCAAGATTCCCAAACACGCCCGGAAGCGTCTCATCAGGATACTTATTCACAGCATTCGGCTTCAACCGCACACCATACCGCTCAAAAATCTCATCACTCGTCATAGGATGCTGACAAAACGCATACTGACAATCCTCAAACACCGAAGCAGAATCATCCAACAACACATCAAACGGTGACATAACATCAACCTTAATCTCGCCCTGATAAAGCATCTGCTCAAACTCTGACGAGTCAACACCAGCCGCCTCAAGATTCTTCTCAAAAAAGTAACGAATCATAGGATCAACAATAGGCTGACCATCAGGCCCAAGCATAACCCGCATACCCTGACCAGCCTTATCATCCCACGTAATCTTCCAAAAACCATTACCACAAATAATCGCCCACATCATCGCCTCTTCACGCTTCTCAGTAAGACTAAACGCATCCCACCAATAATCAAGAAGATTCTCAGCAACCTCAGTAGCCTTCTGCGCCTCATACGACGCCTGACCCGGCGTAGCAAAAAACTGTGGCTTCGACTTCACAAGCCGACTAAGAAGACTCTGCGTATTCGGAGCAATCTGATTCGACACAAGCCTCACACGATAACGTGGCTTATCACCATCCTCAACAGGCAACGCCTCAATCCGCCGAGACTTACGATTATAAAACACATACTGCTTACCCTTATAAAACGACAAATTCAACTTCCATTGCCGCTCCATAAGTTCGCGCTGACGCGACAATTCTTCGACACGCTTAACGAGACTAGCCGCCGAAGCAAAACCAGTAGGAACATCCTCAACATACTGTGTGCTAGTATCGTCCAATACGAGCCTCCTTATTCAAACTCTAAATCCGTAGGAGCCAAACCAGACTTAGATAAAATCTCATTATACTCAAAAGGCGTAATAATACCATTATCTAACGCCCAATCAGCATCCTGCTCTTCCTCACTTACCCTTAGTCGTCCCAGAGGCACGTCGCTTAGTGGGCTTGCTCCCTCCAGCCTTAGGCGCTCCAACCTCAACCTCTCCTCCTCCAACGCTAGCATCCGCTCCGTCCACGCTCTTTGCGTTTCCAGAATCTCCCGCATCACGCTTAGTAATAGTGTATCCTGCTTGCTCCGCCAGCCAAACAATCGTAGCCTCCTTAACAACACGAGTCCGATGATTACTCATATACGGAGAAACCCGATTACGAATCCCCGTATCAAAAACACGCTCACCCGGAGCGCAACGCTCACCAGTAATAGCATCAGCACCATTACCACGAATATTAGAAAACTCAGGCATTACCAAAAACTCCCCATAAACTCGTCAACATAACGATCCTCTTTCTTATTACCCGGACGATCCGCAAGAACCCAATCCGGTAAACCATTCTCAACAGGAGCAGGCGCCACAAAATCACCAATAAGCGCACCCGCAGTACGAAGCGCAATCTCCATACTATCCAAACAGTCATCCGCAGGAGCACGAGCAGACGAATCATAATCGACCCACTCCTGAATAAAATCAGTATGATCCTTCTTAATCTTCACCTTACCAATCCGAAACAACGGACTCATAGCAAGAATACGCTCCCACTTCTTACCCTTAGCGAACAACGGAACAACCGGCGGCATCGTTTGCAGTCTTTCAGTCTGCTGCACTAGAGCCGCCTGATAAGCATTAGACTCAATACCAATAATATCAGGCTTATACTTAATATAATACTCTTCGATCCGAATAAGTTGCTCCGCAAACGGGATTCTAGCCGCAAACTGTTCTAGTAGAAACACTTCGTTAGAGTCTGAAACCCCTATAACGGTAATTACGAACCTGTCCGCATTAGCGGAGAGGCTGATTGCCGGGTCAACTCCCATATATTTACGCAGTTTAAGCGGTTTACCCTCTTCATCAATAAGATCCTCGCTAGAATAGTAGTGAAGCCAGTCCCCGGCTAGGTCTTTGCCTGCCATACTGTCAAAACTCGCCATATACTCTTGTGCGAATAGCAGCGGGTGATACCTAGACTTCACATATTCCCATTCTTCACGACGAAAATAAGGATTATCAATGCTACGATACTCTACACGACTATTATTAGTGTCTTTACGAGCATCATCACTAAAAAATTCTTCATAAAACCAGTTTTTCTGGTTAGGTGTGGTGGTTGTGATGAGTAATCCTTGCTTATCTGAGAGGGATGGGCGGATAACGCCCCAAGCCTCGTCCGTTTTAACGAACGCGGCCTCGTCCATCCAGAGAATATCCAAGCCTGCGCCGCGAAGAGATTGCGGATCCTCAGCAGATTTAAACTCTACAAGGCTCCCATTCTCAAATTCAAACCGCAAACCACCCTTATTCTCCTTAACTTCCTTCCCAATCGTAAGGCCAGCCTTAATACAAGCGTCACGAAACGTAAGATAGGATGGTCGCCCGACCTTATACGACGCTGAGAGTGCCCAAACCCACAAAGGAGACTCATTATCCTTCTTACCATGCGCATCCAAATGAAACTGCGCCGGATGCAAACAATAAAACAATACTTCCCAAGCCGCAGATAAGGTTTTACCGCCTCGCCGCCCAGCCACCAAATGCCGAAAACGAGTAAGATTCTTACCATTCTTATCAGTATGAAACAATACTTGATAATAATGCGGCGCGTAACCTTTAGACAAGAACCAGCCCATTTTCTCAGGAAACTCTAGAATAGTAGCCTCTAACGCTTTGGCAGACAACTTATCCGAATCGTACGTATAATTACCCATTAGGGCCTCCTAATGTGGCCTCCGCGCGTTACACGAACCACACTTACGCATATAATACTGATTCTCACTAGAACACTTAACACAAGACCAGGATTCTTTTGGAACATCAATCTTGCGGATTTTTGGTTGAACATTAGAATTAAACATAATAAACCTTAAAAATTAAGCGGCTTCATAAGAGCCTGACCAATAAAGTTTGTCTCCCGATCCCCAAGAAAAGGGAACAGTGTTGCTTAATACAGCAGCCCCATAAGCACTAGGATTCTCTATTAATAATCTAATTTGAGTTGTATTACAATCGTGGTGAGGAATAAACAAACTATATGGAGAAATACCAACATTAATTGCACTAGCCGTTACATTATATGAGTTTCTATCTACTGCCGTTACTGGGACCGAAATATAAGTATCTCCAACGCTAAAACCACTAGATCCGAGCGTAAAAGACCCATAAAATAAAACAAGTTTCCCAATTTTAAGGTACTTACCGCTAGTACTACCTCCTGTTCCAAGTGTAATATTTGTTAATACAGGCGTATACGAAGTCCAAGCCCCAAAAAAATTATTTAAATCACTCGCAGCAGCAGGAAACGCATTAGTATTATCCAAATCACTAATCTCAACCCACGAAGACCCATCATAAACAAGCGTCTTATTCGTATCAGTCTCAAAAAACTGCATACCCTCAAACACACCACTCAAAGCCAAACGATCAGCATTAGTACCCGTAATAGCACCAGTATTAGGAAAACTCTTACTCATACAATCACGCCTTAATGATATAATT